AAGAAAAGTGGCCAGTAAAATAAAAGGCAGCGTTTACAGTCAAATACAATGGGCACTTGACCGACTGGGCATAGCCGACCGATTCACCTATATCAAGTCGCCCTTTGAGATAACCTACAAAGCCACGGGGCAGAAAATTTTCTTTTTCGGCGTGGACGATCCGACGAAGGTAAAATCTTTCAAGCCGCCGTTTGGTTATGTGGGGCTGGTGTGGCTGGAGGAGCTTGACCAATTTGCGGGCATGGAGGAAATACGGAGCCTGAATCAATCGCTACTTCGCGGCGGGGCAAAGTATTGGGAGTTTTGCTCCTACAATCCGCCGAAAAGCCGGGATAATTGGGTCAATGAAGAGACCCTTTTCGATGACCGTGACCGCCTGATCCATCATTCGACTTATGAGAGCGTTCCCCGCGAATGGCTCGGCGATGAGTTTTTCCTAGCGGCTGAAAAGCTCAAAGCGAAGAATGAAACTCTGTTCCGGCACGAGTATCTGGGCGAAGTCACCGGCACAGGCGGCGCGGTGTTTGAGAACGTGGAGGATAGGGGTCTGACCGATGAAGAAGTGGCAAATTTTGATAAATTGTATTACGGCCTTGATTTTGGTTTTGCTATTGATCCCTTGGCTTTTGTTGTCATGCACTATGATTCTGCTCGCGAAATACTTTACATTTTCGCCGAAATCTACAAGCGGAAACTGTCAACCGCAGCGGCCATACGGGAGATTGACGTACTTGCGCGGGGGAAAGTGATATTCGCCGACAGCGCAGAATCCAGAACAATCAATTCATTTAGGAGCGGCGGGCTTGACATCTACGGGGCGAAAAAAGGCGCGGACAGCGTGGAACACGGGATAAAGTGGTTGCAAGAGCGGACAAAAATCGTTATCGACAAACGTCGCGCCCCGAACACCTACCGCGAATTTGTCAGCTACGAGTACGAACGCACCAAAGACGGGCAATTTATCAGCGCATACCCGGACAAAAACAACCACGCCATTGATGCCTGCCGCTACGGACTCTATCGCGTGATGCAGAATGATCGCATTGTGACGCGGCGGATTAACTATTGAGGGTGATAATGTGCATTACAATTACAATCTGCTCCGGGACGCGTATTTTAGCACCGGGGGATTTGAGACAGGCAGCTATCTGGAACGGCACAAGCGGGAAACCGACGAAGACTACAGGACACGGCAGAAAATAGCCCATTATCCGAATTATTTTGCCTCTATCGTCAATGCGCTCGTTGACCCGGTATTTAAGCGCAAGCCGCTTAGGGATTATGAGGGCGGCGCGTCGGTGTTCTTAGAGCCGTTTCTGCAAGACGTGGACGGCAAGGGCACAAGCATAGCAACCTTTATGAAACAGTCGGCGATTATCGCGAAAATCTACGGCGTGGCTTTAATCGTGGTGGACAACGTGACTGACGACGCGCCGACGGTGCAAGACGCGCTGGACAACCGCGCTTTTCCTTATGCTTACATCGTCACGCCGGACAACGTGGAGGATTACGGCCTTGACCGAACGGGACGGCTGGATTATGTACGATTCCGCGAGATTGAGAGCATTGCGGACGGCACAATCAACTACCGCTATACAAGGTTTGACCGCAACGGCTGGCAAATATGGGGCGCAAAGGGCGGCAAAAGTGAGGGCGAATACCCGCTTGGCCTTGTGCCGGTGGTGCCGTTATTCTCGCGGCTGTTGGAGCAACAAACACTATTCCCCGCGCCGGAGTTTATGCCGCTTGCCAAAGCCGCCAAAGCGATTTACAACTATTCGTCGTGGCTTGATGAAATTTTGTATAATCAGACCTTTCCGATTCTCACGATTCAATCCCTTGACGCGAAAGATGTCACCGTCGGCACGAATAACGCGCTTGGTTATTCGCCGGACTGTAGTCACGCTCCGGCTTTTATCGCGCCGCCATCCGATCCGGCCAACGTGCTTTTGAGCAAAATAGCCCAAACGGTGCAAGAGATGTACCGCATGGCGAGCCTGTCTTTTGTGGGGGACAATCCGAGCACGGCCAGCGGGGTGGCGCGTCAATGGGAATTTGAACGCACCAACCAACAACTGGCCAATTTTGCGGCGCAGTGCGCGGCGGCAGAAACGCAAGTAATGAACATTTTCGCCCGTTGGGTTGGGAGCGAGATAAATTACACCGTATCTTACCCGCAAGATTTTGGCATCGTGGACTTGGCGGCGGAACTCACCGAGGCGCAAGCGGTTCTGGATATGGGGTTGACCCACGGCCTAAGCGAGGAAGTTTTGAAGCGAGTTCTTGCGGCCTATTGCCCGGACATAAGCGACGAACGTTTTGATGAACTTGTAGAGGAATTAAGGCAAGAAGAAATCGACCGCCAAAACGCCGAAAAGGAGATGCAAGCAAACTTCGCCGCCGGGAGCATCGAGGATAAAAACGAAAACGACCAACCGCCGGGGGAAGTGAGCAAAATTGAACTCACCGATTAAGGCCGCGCTGTCTTGGTTTACGCGCAAGTTCCAAGAAATAGTCGGGGACTTGCCCAAAGACATTCAGACGGAAATAAACAACGATGTCGCGCCGCAACAGGCCGTTAATAACAGTTTCAAAAAGCAAGGCATTTTCGGCAAACTTCGCCAACGTGTCACGGAGGTTATCGAAAAGGCGGCGGGGATCGGATTGGGACAGAAACCGAAGCCGATGCCGGAACTTCATACGGCTTGGGACGCGTCGAAAATGCGGCTGTCGGAAAAGCTCCACGGCACGGACGCGAAAATGCGAGCAGCGATAGTTGACACCATACGCGAACAGCTGAAACTGGGCAAACACGCCAAAGACGCGGCCTTGGCACTCTACGACGGGTATAACAGCGGCAAGCACGTTGTCCGGCAACAACAACTCCCGGTGTATATGCAAAAAATCGTCAACTTAGCGCGGCGGGGCGAACTTACGGACGATGAAAAAGCCGCGTTGCAAAGGCTGATTCGCCGCGCCGAACAACAGACCGCCAAAATGGGGGCGAAGGGCGCACCAAACAAAGCCCTAAAAACCGCTTATAACGAACTTTTGCGAGCGGTGGAGAAAGGCGCGGGCAAAGCCTTGGAGCGGGGAATAAAAGTCGCGGTGGAGGAAAAAAGCCGCTATGTGGCCGAACGCATAGCCAGAACAGAGGCGGCGCGGGCGTGGGCAGAAGCGTTTCACGCTCGTTACAAAGACGACGACGAAGTTTTGGCGTATAAGTGGCAACTGGGGAGCCGACACCCCAACTTCGACGTGTGCGATATGTACGCAGAAGCGAATTTGTACGGCTTAGGCAAGGGTATTTTCCCGAAAGACAAATGCCCCACGCTCCCGGCACACCCTCATTGCCTTTGCCACTTGACCCCGGTGTACAAGGGTGAAACCGACTTGACCGGGGAGAAAGACAGAGTAAAGCAAGGCGGCGATGCGTGGCTGGCGGGGCTAACCCACGCCGAACGGTGCAAGGTGCTGGGGCTTGACGGGGCAAAGGCGTGGGAGAGCGGCGCGGGGGATTGGCGGCAAAATATGCGCGGGTATTCGTCGGAGACGTTGGGGACGCGCTTGACGGAGGCGGCGGGGCGTGGTAAAATTCAGAGTATGAGAGGCAGAAATTTGGCTAAGGCTATCGACTCAATTATTTTGGTTGATGACGTAGATGAACATAAATTTTCGCCTATGGATATTTTGAGCGAATTGAAAAAATCTCCGATAGGCCGTGAAACTATCAAACGCATAGAAAATAGTGATGTTATCATTAGCATCATTGACGAAAAACAAGCGTATACGGACAGAGGCGACCAAAAAGGCAAAAACATAAGGATATTTTCTGATAATATCAAGAATCAACGTGTTGCCGGTCAAACGGTGATTCACGAGATGACGCATTATTGGTATAATATCGGCGGGTGCCAACACGCTGAAGCCATATGTTTTGCTATGGAAAAAATGCACATTTTGGGTAGGGATTATTTAACAAAAACTGAATGGCAACAAATGGTTAAGTTAGCAGTTGATAATTATACAATGTATGAATGGGAGGATGGCGGCTATGGGGACTACTCAAAATTCGACTTCGTACGGTAATGTTTTGTGCGCTGAATGCGGCAAAGGTTATTACAAGCCCGTAAACCCTAAGTCTGAGATAAATTATTGCTTTGTGTGCGATAATTGCGGCAGTCACTGGAACAGGGATCCTGCCGTTGAAGTCAATTAGGATGTGACAACATGGAGCAGAAAGGCGATATAACCTTTGAGATGGTGATGCCGAAAGGCGGCATCGACGAGGCGTTGGGAACAACAAAAAAACTATGTGAGGCGAATTTAGGGCTTACGCTCCACATAGTTTTTAAGGACGCATATTGTTGTAATGCAGCGGCGAATATGCCACTACTGCCACCGTGGGCTTAAAAAAGCACCTACCGAAAACGGAGGTGCTTTTTTGATGGGCAAAATGGAGGTTGCATAATGGACGAAGAAAAAGAATTTACTATCGGCGAATGCTTAGACAGAGCGGCGAAAAGTGTTGTGGATAACTATTGCAAGTCGCAAGCAGTAATGGCTATAGGTGTATGGTTAGAATTGGTGGAAAAACTCGCCATTGAATACAATCGCAGAGTGTAACTAACTTATGCCTTTCCGCAGAAAGACTCTGCCCGCAGGCTTAAAAGAACGGTGTTTTTTTGTGTCCAAAATCCGGGCGATTGAGGGCGAACGAGAGGAGAAAAACAAAATGGCGTACAGTTTGGAGCAGATTTACGAAGCCTTGGGCAAGGTCGAAAACGGCGGGGCGATGGTGGCCGATTTGCAAGAGGCAATCAGTAAGACCCGAAACGAAGCGGCGACGAGCCGCCTTGACCGCAACAAAGTGCTGGACGCGCTGGGCTTGCGGAACACCGAAAACAACGCCGGGGGGCTTGACGCGTCCTTGGCGAATTTGACGGCGACGCTTACCGCGCTGAAGCAATACGGCGAGCCGGAGAGTTTGGGCAAACAGCTCGGCGACCTCCAAAACCAAGTCAAGGAACTGGCGGCAAAGTACGAAGCCAGCGAGAAAAAAGCCAAAGAGGAACACGATAAGCGCGTCTCTCAGTCAATCGAAACGCAACTTGTGGCCGCGCTCACCGAGGGAAAAGCCGTCAGCCCCAAGGATTTATCGAAATTGCTCCGTGACAGCGTGGCCGTCAAAGATGACGGCGGCATCGTGTACAAAGACGGCGACAAAGAAAGCTCGCTCGCTGACGGCGTGAAGAATTGGCTGGCCGCCAACAAATGGGCGGTGAAAAACGAAACCACGCGGGGAGCTGGGAGCGGCACGAACGGCGGCGAAGGTGGCGGCAAAAAGTACACCATGGACGACATCAAAGGAATGACTCGGGAGCAGATAAATGCAAACTGGGCGGAAATAAGTAAAGGAGTTGAGCAGTAATGGCTATCAATACTTTTATCCCGGTAATCTGGGAGGCGCGTCTGTTGGCGCACCTTGATAAAGCGTTGGTTTACGGGAATTTGGTCAATCGTGATTATGAAGGTAATATCAGCAAGGCCGGGGACACGGTGAAAATCAATCAAATTGCCGATATTACCGTGAGCAATTATAGCAAGGGCAGCGATATTTCTTATGAAGACGTTGACGGCACGCCGACGACCTTGATCATTGATCAGCAGAAATACTTCGCCTTCAAGGTGGACGATGTGGACAAGGCGCAAGCCAACGTCAACTTGATTGACGGAGCAATGCAAAGAGCCTCCTACAAGCTCCGCGACACCGTGGATCAGTATATCGCAAGTTTCCACACCAAAGCCGGAGTTACGGAGGGACTGGGCGACGACACCACGCCGACCACCATATCCAGCGCAA